ATTGAAGTAACATCTCAAATAATATTTTCAAGTATAACTTGGAATTTAGCAGGTGTTTTTAATGGTACGGCTTGGACTAATCAATATATATTAGCTCCAACAGGTGGTTTTCAAGCGAATCCAACTTTTGAATTTATAATACAACAGCAAATTCCTGATATTAAAATTTTAGATTTCTTAACAGGTATATTTAAGATGTTTAATCTAACTGCTTACTATGTTAGTAATGCACAAGACCCTGACTATGGTAAAATAAAAGTACAAAGATTATCAGAGTTTTATGCAGATGGAACAAACTATGATATAAGCGAATATGTAAACATCAATAAAAGCCAAGTTAATGTTGCTTTACCATATAAAGAAATAGATTTTGGTTATGAGGGAACAGGAACTTTACTTGCTTTACAATACGAACAATTAATCGGCAAAAAATGGGGAGCAGAACAATTTATCGGAAATGAAGAAATAGGTAATAATTTTACTGGTCCTAACCCTACTTATAAAGTCGCTATACCTTTTGAGCATATGCAGTTTGAAAGATTAATAGATTCAGCAACAAATGTTTCTTATCCAAATAACATAACTACAATTCAGTATGGTTATTTTGTTGATGATAATCAAGATGCTTATATTGGTAAACCTCTGCTATTTTATCCTATACAACAGACAGGCAGTGGAATAACCTCAATAGGATTTTTAAATAATTTATCAGGCAATTCAGGTGCAGTAAGTGAATTAGATACTTATTTTATACCAAGCAATAGTTTAAGCACATCATCATCAGCAAGCAAGATTAATATTAATTTCTTTCCTGAATCAAATGAATATGGTTCACAATCGAATCCTGTTGATAATGATTTTACAGATACTTTATTTAATAAAAATTATTTTAATTATATACAAGACATTTTTAATGGTAAAAGAAGATTAATAAAAATAGAAGCAAATTTTCCTTTAAATATTATTAAAAATATCAAAATGAACGATAAGGTTACTATTAATAATCAAGATTATACTTTAAATACTTTACAAACAAATCTTATTACTGGCAAAAGCAGTTTAGAAATATTAAATGAATTAGAAGCAGATAGTTTTCCTATAAATATGTATTATAGTGCAACAGGTACTTCTTGTTCAAGTGACTCAAATAGAACTTTAGTTACAGTTTATTCTACTTCTGCAAGTATTACTTTTGGAACTCAAAATGTAGTTCAAACAATAGGAGATTTATATAAAGATAAACAACTTACTGTTTATGCAGATTCTGGGAATTATAGTAATGTAGGAGGTAGTAAATATGACAAATGGAATAAAATAGGTTATACACCTACAGCTCCTTCTTTATTATTAGAGGGCTGGTGGCAATCAGAATACGAAAATGCAACAGGAGAATATCCTAAAGGATGTGGTTCTTAAAATAAAATTATGATAAAAAATATATTAGAGTTACTAAAGATCGTAGACGGAGAAACAGAAACAATTAGAATTGCACAAGGCAAATATAAATTAGCTGAAACCTTTAAAGAAGGATTTAAACAAATTAAAAAAGAAATAAAATGGCAGAAGTAATACAAGTCCAATTAGATATAGAAACTAAAAAAGCTGAAAAAGGTGTTGACAACCTAACTGATGAAATTGTTAATTTAAACAAAGAAGTCAAAAAAGGAAATGAAGAAACTGCTAAAGGTTTAAAGGGTGTAGAAAAAGCATCTGATAAAACTGCTGGAGGTGTTAAGAAAATAGGTGGCGCATTAAAAGCTGTAGGTATTGGACTTATAGTTGCTGCCTTTGCAAAGTTTACAGAAGTTCTAAATGAAAACCAAAAGGTAGCTGACTTTTTCTCTATTACGTTTGAAACATTATCATTAGCTTTTAATGATTTCTTTGATTTTATATTTAGTAATACTGGTGCAATAACAAACTTTTTTAAAGCAGCGTTTGATGACCCTATACAAAATATGATTGACTTTGGTGTTGCTATTAAAAACAATATAATTGAAAGATTTAATTCTATATTAGATACTATTGGATTTTTAGGAAGTGCAATAAAAAAAGTATTTGAAGGAGATTTTGCAGGTGCTATGGAAGAAGCTAAAAATGCAGGTAAAGAATTAGTAGACGTTGTTACAGGTGTTGATAATTCATTTGACAAAACAGTAGAAGCAGTAGATAAGGTAGTTACTGCGACTTCTAATTATGTAAAAGAAACTGTAAAAGCTGCAACGGAAAATATTAATCTTGCTAAAACAGCAGAATTAGCAGCAGTTGCAAATCAAGGATTAATTGAGAAGTATGACTTACAAGCAGAAAGATTAAGACAAGTAAGAGATGAAGAAAGAAATACTATAGCTGAAAGAAAGAAAGCCAATGATGAATTAAATGCAGTATTAGACGAACAAGAAAAAGCAATGTTAGCTAATGCTAATGCTATACTGGCTGCAGCTCAAGCACAATTTGACAAGAACGGTAATGACCAAAATCAAATAGCATTATTAGAAGCACAAAACGAATTGTTAGCAGTTCAAGCACAAGTAGCAGGATTTAGATCAGAACAAAAAGCAAATGATTTAGCATTAGATCGTGAACAAAAAGAATTAAATCAAGCTATTAGTGATGGAGAAGCAGAAAGAAATAAAGCACAATCAGAATTTACTGCAGAACAAATAGAAAATGATTATTTAAGATTACAGGCTCAATTAGATATAGCTCAAAAAGAAGGAGAAATAGAATCACAAAGATTAACAGAAAAAAGAGATCAATAT